CGGGGGAGTACGACCTTACAACACTATGCCAACTAGACAAAGAAATACCGTTAGCCCGTACAACTCGGCTTATACAGCCAAGTACAGAAAAGTCCCGACTCCATCCACTTGGACAGTCGCCGGTTCCCCTTCAAACGGGACACGCGCATCCTTGGATGAAACCATCGTGGACGCTAACGGATCTGATGGGCGTTTTCGCCCTTGCTTGCATACTAAGTTCTCACACCGATATATCCAGGTGGATGAGGAGGGTGACCCCCTCTTTGTCCCCGGTAGCTATCGGGTGGAGTACCGACCAGCGCCTGAAGTCTCACAACTTGTGGGACCCCCGGCGTGGCCAGATGTCACCGGAATCAAACTCACTACCCAGCAATGGGAGGAGAAGGATTCGGTGGCCCTAGGTCATATGTTGCCTTCGCTTAGCGATAACTTTTCACTCATCAACTTTTTGTATGAGATGAAAGACTTTCGTGGGCTATTGACAGCATTCGGTAGACGCAAGAACAGACTGAAGACAGCGCTATTAGGTGAGACGGGGACCAGCAATGGTCTTAGGGCAACTCTTCGTGAGCGGCCCCTTACGTCCTTATCCAACGCGTATCTTCAATATTCCTTTGCTTGGAGACCCTTCGTTCAAGACCTCATATCCATCTGGAAGAAGCTCACAACTGTGGAGCAACAACTGGAGGAGATATGGCGAAGGCAGGGGCAACCGCAAACACGACACTTCTCAGTCCCACTGTATGAGGACTGGCAAGATGTCACTGCGGATGCCCTGGAGCAAAACATAGACCAAAGAGCCGATGGCGTTAGTAGGAATCACTCCCTACGACTGCGATCGTCTTGGACGTTTGTGCAAGCTCCGGTGTACAGTGCAACCTGTAGGTTTACCTATCAGGTGCCTGGGGCCTTAGATTCTGCGGCGAAAGCCCGCGGGTGGTTAGACGCATTTGGCGTCCGGCTGGATCCTTCCATAGTTTGGAATGCGATTCCATTTTCCTTCATAGTCGACTGGGTAGTCGGCGTAGGAAATACCCTCGGTTCACTTTCGACCGACAATCTCGGTCTTAAGGTATTGGTCGAGGACTTCTGTTCGTCACAGAAGCTCCAAACCATAACCACAAGGGAAGCGTATATACGTAGAACAAACCTTGGGGGGAGTTTCACAAACTCCGCCTCATCCGTCCCTGTTTCCACGCATACGTCTTCCTTTTACGAGCGACGTACAACAATTCCATCGTTGTACCAAGCTCTAGTTGGGTCTGACATAACCTTGCGAGAAGCCTCACTAGGAGGCGCTCTTGTCTTGGCGAATCGGCGCCCCTCCAGCTAAGGAGGAGGAATCCGAGCGTTAGACTGTCACAAGGCTTCAGTCGATTTTGGCTGAGGCACCGCAATAAACACGTAAACACAACTACAAGAAGCAGTTATGCAAACATATCCATTGACATTGGATTCAACCGGACACTTAGGCGCCGGGCGGTCAGACACATTTGATCTGATCGACCTCGGCAACTTCTCAAGCTTATCGGCCGCTGCGGCCGTAGCGCTAACCGAACCTCGACAGCTGAGCATGGCTCATGCTGCTACGAAGAAGGCAGGCGTTACGACGCACCGCGGTAAGCTCCGTCTCGACATGACAAAATCCGACGCCGTTTATGGCGAACAGGTGCTGTCAGGTTACCTTGTTCTTTCCCGTCCCGGGATCGAACAAACTGCGATTGTGGAAGCAGATGTACTGAACCTCGTTGGTCAGCTCATCGACTTCCTTACGGACTCGGCCCGAATGGCCAAGTTCCTCAATCGCGAAGGGTAAGCCCCTGAGGGGGCTGAGACCGAGATGCCCATCCCGCTAGCCACCATGGCTAGCCACTAGGGATGAAGTGTCAAGGAGCCGGCGGGGGTCGTTCCCCCGTCGGCATAATCCAAACCGTCTCTGATAGATGGTGTGTAGCTGCTAGGAGTAATTACCTTTATGGAATTACATAATAGCCTGCTCGAGTATTACCTTGAGCTCTACTTACACCTACACAGAGATGTGGCAGGTGCACATGCTAGTGCTGTTAGGTCAGAGTATCTTGCCGACGTTGCTACCATACAACGCCGGGTAAGACATGAGGGGTTGAGCTTTTTCACAAAAGCTCTTCCCCGTTTGGGCAAAGCCGTAGACTACGCGCTTTCCCATAATGGCTGCTTGCAATCCGAGGGTTTCAAGGTGAAACCCGGGACACAGCTCCCCCTTCTTTTTGGGTGGCTGTTCAAGCAGATCTTTGATTCTGACGGCCGGGAGCGGACGGTGACCCAGTGCCTTGCGAAAGGCACTGTTGCGTCATATCCAAACCCCTGGCACTTGAAACAATTGCGCCAGCTCTTGCTTGTTTTTTATAAGCTTGAGCTGCCGTACGACGAGGCAACCGTTGACAAAACGGTTGGACGCGCTGTGGACGCAGACCGCTCCCTGAAAGACATTCAATGTCTAGACGGGAGAACTGGTCATAACAAGCCGATGATCCTTCCGGATCACGGCCCGCTCCATCAGCGAATCGCACTTCAGGCACGCGTGCTAACACACCGTGTATTAGAGTGCCTGTGTCTTCGGGATATCTACCCGAGACATGGCCCCGGTGTCGTCTCGACCGGAGAGAAGCCCTGGCAGAAGAGGCGGTTTAGCCGCATCTACCAGAAGCTCGACGCTCAGTACCCGTTTTCGGAGTACTTTGCGTTTAATCTCTCGCATGTCGAGGACAGTTGGGGGAAGTACGACCTCCTTAAATCCGAAAGCACCGCCACTACGAAAGTGGTGCTGGTGCCGAAAGATTCGAGGGGACCTCGTCTCATATCGTGTGAACCCTTGGAGAATCAGTGGATTCAACAGGGCCAGATGCGAAAATTGGTATCGCATCTAGAACGACACCCGCATACGAGTGGTCACGTGAACTTCACGGATCAATCAATAAACGGGCGGCTAGCGTTGGAAGGGTCCCGCACTGGGGCCTACGCCACGCTAGATATGAAGGATGCATCAGACCTCGTCTCCAGGGAACTTGTGAAATACTTGTTCCCCGGCGAGGTCTTCGAGTTGCTCGACGCGAGTCGCAGCGACTACATGATGCTTCCAGACGGCCATAAACTCGAGTTACGGAAGATGTCACCAATGGGGTCAGCAAACTGCTTCCCCGTAATGGCGTTAACCTTCTGGAGTTTATGTGTAGCAATAGTCCATTGTACACGTAACATCTCGCTAAGAAAAGCGCGAGAATCAATATACGTGTACGGAGATGACATTATCTGTAGCTGCGAAGACCATGCAGCTATTAGACTACACCTACCGAAGTTTGGCTTAATTGTCAACGACGGGAAGTGTTGCACGGCAGGGTCCTTTCGGGAATCCTGTGGAGTTGATGCCTACCATGGCGTCAATGTGACTCCTACGAAGATTCGTACCGTGTGGTGTCCTGAGGCTCGCCTTCACAAAGGCATGCCAAAGGGTTCGGGCCTTAAAGGTCCGTTGCCATCTCTTGATGCCGGCACCCTGAACTCGTATGTCGCGTATAGTAACGCGTTGTACGAAGACGGGTACTGCGGCGCTGCCGAATACATCGAACGCGCGATCTTAACTAAGATCAAGCTGCCTTACTTTTCTGAGGCAAACGTCGATGGATTAGGCTTTGTCCGTGACCACATTGACCCCCAATTAGCCAACCGTGCTAATAGGTTGAGATACCGGTTCAATCACTTGAATCAATTTCGACTCGAATTGTACGGATGGGGGGTCAGGACGTCCAAACATGAAACGTCTGACTGTGGTTGGGAGGAATGGCTCCGCGTGCAATCGTACGCGGGTGACCAGACAGCCCAATCCGACTGGGAGCTCGTGCCTTACGGCTTAGAGCTTTCGGACGGGCGAATTACGCGTTGTAGTTCGCCAGAGTCTGTGCGACCCCGGC